CAGTTCTGTGCGCATATGGCGGAATTGGCAGACGCGCTACTTTGAGGTGGTAGTGGAGTAATCCGTGCAGGTTCAAGTCCTGCTATGCGCACCAACTTTTTACCCTGGAAAAATCCTCATTTTCCCCTGTAAAATGGCACTTTCAGGCTTTCCGGCTCGGTTGCGGTTCGTTGTTTCATTCGGCCATCTTTGGCCATTCGTGGTCACTTGGTTGTCATAGGCTGTCATAAACCGCATGTAACGGCGAAACGTTATGGTGCTGGGGCTTTGGTGGTTTCGGGCTGGAAACGAAAGGGCCGCCGGACTCGAAAGTTCGGCGGCCCAATCAGCCGCCCACACTGGGGCGGCTGTGCCTCTGCGACTACACCCTATGAACCCTGCCCATTGCTGGCCACTGCGCCAGTGCCAACAGCGTAGGCGGGAGCGCGGCGGGGCGCAAGTGGTTTGGCTCGCTCGCCTTCACCGTGGCTCACCTTCACCAGGGCGAGGGATGGAGATTAGCACTGGACATGAAATGTCCAATGGGTGTATCCCCTGTCTATGGCTAACGTGGAAGCGGTGGAAGCGGATGCTGCAAAGCAGGCGGACCTGGCGAATCTGGTAAACCTGCTGGGGGTCTTTTCGGCGGCGGCCAATGGGTTGCAGGCGCTCGAGGCGTCGATCAATGAGCAACTCATGGATCTGATCGATGAGCACCAGAAGGATTATGCGCAACTGCAGGAGGCGATGACGAAGGCGGAGACGGCGTGCGAGGCGCTGACTTTGATGCATCCGGAGTGGTTCAAGGTGAAGCGGTCGATCCGGACGCCTTACGGGACGGTGAAGTTCCATTCGGGGACGAAGCTTCTGGTGGAGAATCCGGAGGGGACGATTCTGCTGCTGCGGGCGGAGAAAAAGGCGGACCCGAAATTCAAGGCGGAGGAGTTTATCCGGAGCGCGGAGGAGCCGAATCTCGAAATGCTGGAAAGGCTGGACGATGAGACATTGGCGCGGTTCCAGGTGCGGCGGGTGAGGGCGGATAAGTTTTCTGTCGAGGCGGCGAAACTCGATATGGGCAAGGCGGTGAAGGAGGCGGCGGAAGCGAAGGGATAAAGGGGCATGGACCAGACTTTCGAGGAGGACGGGCGGCCGGTGCCGGCGGTGGAGTTCGATTGGGAGGCCATCGAGGATTGCGGGCCGCAAACGGATCTGCAGGGGTTGAGTGATGAGGACGTGGAGCGGGGCTTGATGGTGCTTCGGGCGCTGTTGTCTTGGATTTGGCAGAATGGGTCGCGCAATCCGGAGGGGCTCAAGCTTCGGGCGATGGTGATTTGCTGGCTTTTCTTGAAGGAGCTGCGGCCGCTGAAGCTGAGCGAATTGGCGCGGGGGTTCGGTTTGAAGAAGCAGAGCGTGGGGCGCCAGGTGGAGGATTTCAAAAAGCACTTTCCGGGGATCCGGTCTCCGCACATGAAGATCGGGGCAACGAAGAGCCGGACGCTGGAAAGGGAACGATATGGATAGACTCTTAATGTTTCTGTTGGTCATTTCGGCCGCGTCCGGTGCGCTGGGATTGCTGTGGGATTTTGACGTGAAGCTTGGTTGGCCTCGGAAGAGGCTGGTCAGGTGTCTGCTCATGCTCGCTATGCTCTCGCTTGTGGTGGCGGTCGGGCTAGCAACAATCTTGTTATTCGAGGCGGCGCATATCATGAAAGGGATGGTGCCATGACTGACTTGATTCCATTTGGGCGGCGGATTAACGAGCGTGAGGCGACGATAGCGCGGCTGGTGGATTCGGCGTTGAGGGCGGCGGCCGCCACGGTGGCGGAGATGATCTTGCAGGGGCAGGACCTCCGGGCGGTGAAGGCGGCACTTTCGCACGGGGCGTGGCTGGCCTGGCTGTCGGAACATTGCCCGGCGCTGCACGAGCGGCGGGCGCAGCGATATATGCGTTTGGCGGCGGACCCGAGCCGGGTGGCGGAGTTGATGGGGGCGGGGTCGCTGCGGTCGGCGTTGGCGCTGCTCGAGGAGCCGGCGGAGGCCTCGGGGGAGGAGCCGCGGCGGTGGCCGGCATATATCGAGGCGACGGGGCGGGTGGCGAAGCTGGCGGGGTACGTGGAGAAGCATCCGGTGTCGCAATGGCCGTTGGAGGGGCAGGAGAAGTTCCGGGATGAGCTGAGGCCGATAGTGAAGGCGCTGTGGCCGGGGCTGGAGGTGTGAGGTTATGAAGGCGGAGAGCGCTCGGAGTGTGAAGCGGGCCTCTGGGGCGCGGGAGTCGTTTGCGGCGGCGGCGGAGTGTCTTGGGCCGATCATGCCCGGTATGGCGTTGTTTGCGGTGACCCGGGGGCAGTGGTCGATGATCGACGCGATCCTTCATTGTCTGGATTGTGTGGGGCCGGCGGAGGTGAGCGTGTGGACTTGGACGGTGGCGGAATATGAGGTGCAAATGCTGACGCGACTTCGCATCGATGGCCGGGTGACTGGCGGCCGGCTGGTGATCGATCACGGGGCGCGGAATAAGAACAAGGGGACGATTCGGGAGTGGCAGGGGACCTTTGGGGCGGATTCGGTGCGGTACGTGCTGAATCATTCAAAGCTGGCGCGGGTGGCGTCGGCCTCGGGGTTGCGGCTGCTGCTGCGGGGCTCGATGAATCTGAATTTCAATCCGCGGTTTGAACAGTTTGACATCACGGAGGGGGGCGAGGATTACGGGTTGGTGAAGCGGATCGAGGATGATTTGCCGGTGTTGGGGGACGATTGCGCGGGGCGGGAGGTTTATGCGGCGAGCAGGGTTAGCCAGGCGTTCGACGCGTCCACTTTGGAAATGTTCTCGGGCGCGCGGGTGTGGGGCAAGTAGCTGCCGCCGGGCGCGAATACCTTATGGAGGCGGCGGAGCGGGCGGCGATGTGGTCTGCATTCAAGGCGGATAATCCAGGCAAGGGCGGGGAGGACCTGCAGATCTACTTTGGGGCGGCATTGGACTATTGCGAGGCGGAGACGAACATCCGGGCGCACGGGAATGTGTGCTTGCATCCGCGCACGGGCGCGCCGGTGGAAAACCCTTACCTGAAGATCAAGGCGTCGGCGGTGCGGCTAATATTGCTGAGCCGGTTCGGCGGGCTGGCGAAGTCCGGGCTTTGGCGGGGGCTGGAGCGGATGTTCCAGGCGGCGCCGCCGGGCGTCTCCGGGTGACTTTTACGCATTGGTGTGGAAGAGAATGCAAATCCGTCGCCGGCCGTCGCTGGGGAGCTACGGCCCGGGCCGGCCGAAGCGGTCGGGGTGTTGGACGCGGCCGCGGCACAGCGGGTGTTGGCCGTGGACGTGGACAACGTGCGCCGCAAGGCTGAGCAGTGCAAGCCGTTGAGCAAGTATGAGCGGACGCTGATTCAAGAGGAGGCGAGGCGGACGGAGCGCGCGCGGGCCACCGCGGCGCCTGCGCCGAGCCCGGCAGCGGGGACGGCTGCGGAGACGCTGCGCCTGGCATCGGGGCTTGCGGCGAAGCGGCTTTGCGAGCTGACTGGGCTCACGGATCGGAGGCATCGGCAATTGGCGGACGCGGGTTACTTCCCGTCGCCGCAAAATGGGGAATACGATTTCGAGCGAACTATCGAGGGGCTGTTTCGTTACTTCAGGGAGCAGATTGCGAAAAAGAGCAATTCATTGGCGAAGGAGCAATTGCGGTTGACGAAGGCGAAGCGGGAGAAAACGGAGGCGGAGGCCGGTAAGCTGCGGGGTCTGTTGATCGAAAAGGATGAGGTGGGGCCGGCGCTGCGCAATTTGGCGGCGCATCAGCGGGCGACGTTGCAGCATAAAATCGAGAGGGAGCTCGCGCCGAATCTCGCGGGGCGGCCGGTGGGTGAGATCATGACGTTGTGCCAGCGGGCGGTCGACGAGGTGTGCGAGGTGTTTGAAAAGGGGATCGCGGAGTGGTGCCAGGTGGACGGAGGCCAAGCGGGGCAGGATAGCGAGGGCGCGCCGTGAATTCGGAGATGAGGAAGATCGCGGCGTCGTTTGTTGGGCGCGCCGTGGCGGCGGCTTGGCGGCGGCCGTTCCGGGGCGAGGTTTACGAGTACGCGGCGAAGCTGAATTTGCAGGCGGGCTATTCGGTAAAGGGCGCGGTGGATATGAACACGCTGCGACATTTGTTGTGGCCGCTGCGGGCACTGCGGGCGCCGTGGGTGCGATTGGTGTCGCTTCGGGGCGCGGTGCAGACGACGAAGTCGCTGTGCGCGGATATTTGGGTGCCGTACCTCATCGAGCACGATCCCGGGGATCTGCTGTGGCTCCTCGAGGATGACAAAAAGGCGCGGGAATACGCGGCGCGGTGCCTGACGCTGATTAAGAGCGTGCCGGAGATCGCGGCGATGTTGCAGGACGTGGACACGTCGGACAAAACGAAGACGCGGATCTCGTTTCGGCACATGCAGCTTTTGGTATGCGGATTGAACGCGGGCAACGTGCAATCGCTGAGCTGGCGCTATGTCATCGTGGACGAAACGTGGTTGCATCCGTGGGACGGGTTGATCCGGCAGGCGATGGATAGGACGAAGCAGTACCCGAATACCAGCAAGGTATTGCTGATCGGGCAAGGGGGCTGGGACGGGGATGACCACGACCGGGAGCACCGGGAGTGTCAGCAATGGGAACTGGGTTATCGGTGTCCGGAGTGCGGGCGGGCGCAGGCGTTTGAGCAGTCGCGGGAACGGCCGGCGGATTTCGAGTTGGAAGCGCTGCGGGGGAAGTTTTCGGGGCTGAGTTGGGATACTAACGAGGTGACCAGGCCGGGCGGCCGTTGGGACTGGGATGCGGTGAAGCGGTCGGCGCACCATCGGTGTTATTTTTGTGACGCGCGGATCGAGGACCGGCCGGAGGTGAGGCGGGCGTTGAACGATGGGTATTGCTACTTGCCTGGGGACGGCCGGGGGGGCGAGGGGCCGGCGGAACCGGTGTTTGCGGAGCGCGTGGCGTTTCATTGGCCGGGCGAGGCCTCGATGAGGGTGCCGTTCGGGGATCTGGCGGTGAAGTACCTCAAGGCGAAGATCGCGGCGGAAGAGCAGGGCTACAAATTGCCGCTGCAGGAGTATTGGCAGAAGGATCGCGGGTGCGTGTGGTCGGACACGCTGGAGGGGGATTACCGGGAGATTGTCAAAGAGACGTACGACCCGAAAGCGGAGTGGAGCGAGGGGGTTTACAAGTTCTTGATCGTGGACTGCCAGAGGGATTTGAAGAAGTTCTATTTCACGGTGTTCTTGGTGGCACAGTCGGGAGAGTCGCGGGAGTTGGAGCGGGGAATGGCGGCGTCGTTCGAGGACATCGCGAAGATCCAGGATCTGCAGAAAATAAAGGATCAACACGTTTTCCTCGATTGCAGCTATCGAATGACGGAAGTGTTGCGCGAGTGCGTGAAGCATGGGCACGTCGCGACGGTGAAGTTGGGTAAGGGCAAGGAGCGCAAGGTCTGGCGATGCTGGATCGGGCTCAAGGGGAGCGGATATGAGATGTTCCGGCACAAAGACCCCGTGACCGGACTTATGGAATCGAAGGTCTATTCCGAGCGCAAATGGTATGACCTAAGCATTGGGATGGGGAAGCGGTCAGCGCGCGCGCCTTGGTATGAGTGGAGCAATCTGCACTGCAAGGACCTGTTGAGGATGCGTCGCGACGCTGAGCCCGGGGTGCCGGCATTCCTTTCGCTGCCGGACACATTGCCGCCGACGGACCAGAATTCCTACTTCGCGATGATGCGCAGTGAGCGACGCCAAGAAGACTATGCCGGGGGGCGGAAGCGCAGCATCTGGGTACCGGTCAGCAAGACGCGACCTAACCACTATTGGGACATCGGCGGGATGCTAATGGCCGTGGAATCCATCGTCGGCATTATTGGCCAGGCGGAATCGGTAGAGTCGGCAGACCCTCCCCCCCCATAAGGAATCTATTGTGCCGGCACCGTCCCAGAGCAGGTTGTTTGGCTGGCAAAAATTTCAAGGGCGCGGGGTTTGGAATCGGGGTTTCAGTTTCAAGGTGGCAACTGGGGGCATGGGGTGGGGCGGGCGGGTGGGCATTGACGGGCGGGGGTTGTTATGCCGGTGGACTATTATCCGCAGAAGTCGGTTCAGGAGCTAACGGTGCTGCTGGACACGTTGCAGCGACGCCAGACGTCCGGGGGGATTGTTGGGGTGTCGGGCGGGGGCTCGTCTACGTCGCGGCAGTTGGCGGGTATGGGGAATGCCAGGACGTCGGTCGAGATCCTGCGGGTGCTTTACTCGCTATACTGCCGGGACCCAAAGACTTTCAAGGACCCCTATGCGGGGAAGATCACCCGGACCAGGGCGAGGTACACGTTTTCATGAGGGCTTCAATTGGTATGCCGCGGACGATGCCGGCGGGTCGCCGGCAGTCGAGCGTTCTGGGGCCGGATGGCAAGCCGGTCTCCTACTTTCTTTATCCGACGCCGCGGTTCAACCTGCGGCAGTACAAGCCGCGGTATTGGCTGGCGGCGGACACGAAGTCGAACGTCACGGAGTATGACCGCTGGGAGATGGTGAATTACTCGCGTCAGCTTCGGGCGCAGATCGACGTGTTGGACACGGCGGTGCGCGCAAAGAACACTTGGGCGTTTGGGGAGGCCTGGGACGCCCATTACGTCGGGCGTAATGCGGACTGGGGTCGGCTGGCGGAGGAATGGCTGCGGGTGCAGTTCTTTCCTAATTGCAACGTCCGCGGTGGGCCGTTTGACCTCAAGACCTCCCTGCGGTTGAGCGGGGAGGCTTTGGACGTGGACGGCGATGATTGCATGGTGTTGACGGAAAACGCGGCTGGTGATCCGCGCATCGCCTTCTACACGGCCACCCGGGTGGGGATGCAGGCGACGGGGATGCGCGGGAAGATGATTAAGGAGGCTGGGCCCGATGGGACGGTCGGTGAGGGGATCTACGCCGGTGCCAAAATCTTTGACGGGGTGATTTTTGACCGGAATATGCGGGCAATTGCCTTCCGAATCTGCGGGGAGGATGGATCGTTCCGGGACGTTTCGGCTTTTTCGGCTGACCTTGCGTTCGAGCCGACTTGGCATGACCAGGGCCGGGGAATCCCGCGGATCGCCACGAGCCTGTTGAAGTGGATGAACCTGCAGGACATCGACGAATTCATTCAACGGGGCATGAAGCGGGCGTCGTCCATCGGCCTGAAGTTCAAGCGGGAGGGGGGCGAGGCGGCGCTGGGAAACGAGATCATCACGGGGGAAGACGATCCCTCGGTTCAGGCGGCCGGGGCTAATGCCCAGGTGGTTAGTGGCGGGGTCCATCCCAAGGTTTATTACGAGGAAATCGAGGGGGGCGAGATGTATTACCTCGATAGCCAGGGCGATGAGGAGATCGAGGCGCTGAAGTACGAGAATCCTCACCCCAATTCGGAGGCGTTTGTTGAACGGCTCATGCGGGGGGCTTTGGCGTCGGTTGGGTGGTTTTACGAGCTGATTGACCTGCGGGAGACGGGCCGGGCGGCGGCTCGGCTGCTGACGGACATGGCGAATCAGTCGATCGGGGAGCGCCAGGCGTCCGGTCACAAGCGGTGGCGGCGGATTGTGTCCTATGCGGTCGCCAAGGCGATGAAAAACGGGACGTTGCCGCGGAATGACGACGGGATGGACGCGTACCAGTGGGACCGAGGGTTGCCCAAGGAACTTTCGGTGGATGCCGGCAACGATGAGCAGGCGGACCGGGAGAATCTCAAGATGGGGACGACTTCGAAGGCGCGAATTGCGCAGAAGCACGGCGACCACTGGCGCCGGATTGGGGCGCAACGGCTGTCGGAGGTGCAGGACCTGATCGCGATGGCCCGGCAGGTGTCCCTTGCGGCGCCGGAAGTGCCGTTTGAAATGGCCATGGAGCTGCTCGAGCAACGGAGCCCGAATCCGATGGCCGGGGGCGGGGAGCCGGATGGGGATTAGGGGCCGCCGCCGGCCTCGAGGCCGGGAGTCGCGCCAAAGAAATGATCAGAGGCGCTCTGCCGAGTCGCCGACACGAGAGAGGATTATGAAATACGATCGGATAATGGCTTTGTTGGCGGAGGAACCGCTGTTGATCACGCCGGCGGCGCATGGGGCGCTGGCACGATTGTTCGCTGAGCATCGTTCCTTGAGTCGCGCAGACTTCGAAATGAAGCGGGAGGGGACGGGGGCCTGCGGGGCCGTCGTCGAGTTGGAGCAGATGGAGATCATCGACGGGGTGGCGCACATTCCGATCGGGGGACCCATTGGGCGAGGCCTGGGGAAGTTCGAGAAGTGGGCCGGCGCGGTGGATGTCGAGGACGTCATCGGGGAGATCGACGAGGCGGAGGAATCGGCGGAGGTAGGGGCGATTCTGTTGGACATCGATAGTCCGGGGGGCATGTACTCGGGGACGCCGGAGCTGGGTGACCGGATTTTGCAGTGCCAGAAGCCGATTTATGCGTTTAGCGCTGGGATGATGTGTTCGGCGGCGTATTGGGCCGCGGCGGCCACCGATGGGATTTTCACGACCCGGACGGCGACGGTGGGCAGCATCGGGGTGTATTGCGCGTACCTGGATTCTTCGGCGGCGATGGAAAAGGAGGGGCTGAAGGTGGATGTCTTTACGAGCGGCCGCTACAAGGGGGCGGGGATTCCGGGGACCACACTGAGCGAGGACCACCGGAAGATGCTGCAGGCGCGCGTGGAGGAAATGGCGGGGGCGTTTTATCAGCATGTCGAGGCCTCGCGGCCGGACGTGGAGCGGACGGACATGCAGGGCCAGGTGTTCATGGGGGATCGGGCGGTGGCGGCCGGGTTGGTTGACCAGGTGGTCCGTGACAAGGGGGAGGCGGTGGAATTGATTGGGGGATCCGGGGCGGGGAGTTGACGGAGTCGGGTTGGTGGGATTGGTTGTTTTAGGTTCATGGTTCAAGCCGGCAGCTCGCGCTGCCGGCTCTTTTATTTGGCAAATCCGACACGCGTGTCGGATTTGGGGGACGGCGGCGTATTTGGGGTGTGCGTTGACGGCGGGGCGTGGTTGAAATGCAGTTGCCTCAATTCATTCAACGGATGCTCGGCTTCGTGGAGAAGGCCGAGAAGAACCTCACGGCAGAAGAGCGGTTGGCGACGGTCTTGAAGGACCTGGAAGCGGCCAAGGCCTCGCTGGTGACGGCGAATGAGACGTCGGCGAAGGCGCTGGCAGACGTGAAGGCGGCGCTTGAAGCCAAAGAGGGGGAGATCGCGACGCTCAAGGCGGCTATCGACACGGAAAAGGGGCGGGCGAACCAGACGATCGCGGCGCAAGGCGTGCCGGCGGATTTGCTTCCGGCCGCAGAGGCTGGCAAGGGCACCCAGGGCGAGACGGCCTACGTGGTTTATCATCGGCTTTTGGCGGAGGACCCGCAGGCGGCCGGCGCTTACTATCAGGCTCATTCGAAGGACATTTGCGCCACGCGCCAGTAACCAACCATTGGAAGTAACTCGATCACTCAGTTTTTATGGCCACAGCGAATCAAAGTCTCGGCACATTAGCCACGGCAACCATCGTCCAAGAGGCGCTGGATCTCGTGTTCACCATCCGCCCGCAGCTCAATCGGCTGTCGCTCGGCTTCACCGATCGCAACGGTTCGCCGATTGCGCAGTATAACCAGCCGGTGATCACGCGGACGCTGGCGATCCCGGCGGTCGGGAACATCGGGGACGCGGCCACGGACCGGAGTGACGCGGATGTCTCGGTGACGCTGAACAATTTCAAGCAGATCCGCTACGACTACACGCCGCAGCAGTACAGCGGCACGAACCGCGACCTGATCCGGGAGGCGGCGTTGCCCATGGCTATCGCGATGGCCAATTACATGGTGGATGCCATCGCCGCGCTGTGGACTCCGGCGAATTACCCGGTGCGCACGGGCGCCGACGCCGTCGCGAATGGCGCCACGAACAATATCACCAAGATCGGCGTGGGCTGGGATTACACGCACTTGGTCAATACCCGGCAGGTGCTGAACAAGGCGGGCGTTCCCCTGGCGGACGGTTTGCGGTTCTACGGCGCCAACGCGGATGTGTATGGCTCGATGCTGAACGATCAGCGCATCGTGGCCGCTCTCTACAACCCGGCGAACTCGGAGGCCATCAAAACGGGCCGGCTGCCGGATGTGGCGGGTTTCGGGCTGTCGGAATACCCGGCGCTTCCGTCCAACGGGTGCAACCTGGTGGCGGTGGCGGGCACGGCGGATTCGAGCGTCTACGCGCACCGCGTGCCGCGGCATCCCAACGACGTGAAGGGCTTCGAGGGCGTTCCCATCCCGGGCCGCATCGGCATCGTGACTGAGCCGCGCACGGGGCTGTCGGTGATGGTGGTCGAGTATGTGGCCCTGCCGAGCCTGAACATCACCACCATGCTGCTTTGGATGTATGGGACGGCGGTCGGCAACGCGAACAATTTGCAGTTGGTCTGCAGCCAGTAACCATCGGGAACACCGGACGCCCTGAAGGGCGGACACCCATTTTATGCTTCATAGCCGATATATCGTCGTGGTCGATCTCCCGAATGGGGAGACGGAGACGGCTTACCAGGGCCCGGACAGCGCGAAGGCGGATCGGGTCTTCGCGGAGAAATCGGCGGATTCCCGGGCGGATGCGGTATTGCTGTTTTGCCATCCGCTTTACTCGAGGGTGCGCTACCCGATTGCCGAGGCCTTGGGCGTGAAGGAACGGGCCGCGGAGAATGATCGGCGGGCCGGGCTGGCTCAGACGGCGAAGGCGCGGCTTTTGGCGTCCAAGGTGGCTCAGGCAAAGGCTCTGGCGACGGAAATCAGTGGATTGGAGTCGGAGGCCAGGCCGGCGAAGGGGAAGGGATAGGGCGGACCGCAAGACAGTTCACTTTCGAATACTAATTATGAAAAAGAACAACTTTTTGGCAAGAAATTGGCGTAGCACTACCAAGTCGGCGCTGGGAATGGTCATGGCGTGCATCGTGCTGTTGGCGTTGTTGTTGTTGCCGATGCCAGCGCAGGCGCAGTTTTACGGCGGCACGGCCGGGAGCCAGAGCTTTTCCGCGGTGCCGGCGACCAATTACGGGGCCTCGTTCATCACGTACACGAACTGGCCGCTGAGTCCGGCGACGAACATGACGGCGGCACCGCTCGTTGCGGCATATAACTCGCGCTACGTTGGCCTCTACATGCGAACGGCTGGCCAGACGAATACGAGCACCTTCACTACCGGCTGGGCCCGGGGCAATGGCTCGTTTTGCGAGACCAACCCGTATGTCGTGCTTTCGCTGGCGGCGCCGGTGGGCGTCACGATGACGCTGTTTACCAACATCGATTTGGGGGGCTTCCAGTTCCTGTATTTAATGGGCGCAACGAATTCCTCGCCGGCGACCAATAACGTGGTTGGGTACTCATTGAAGCCCGGCTTTTAGCTTTACCCGGCCTGGGCAATGCCTGGCGCCGGGTTGTTCCCCCACCTCCAGCCCGGCGCGCGGCCTTGCGGTCACGTCGCCGGGCATTTTGTTTTTATGACGGAAGCGCAGTTGATTCTTATTGATGGCGGCCGGGACCTGCTGGCGGTCCACGGGGTGTTTGTGCAGTCGGATACCGGGGTGACGGTGATGGGCCTGGTGACGACGCTGCCGGAGATGCCGGACCCGGACAAGCCGGCCCAGGCGAAGACGCCGCTTTACTCGACGCTGCAGGTGCTGATCTCGGACCTGAGCGTGGCGCAGGCGCGGGCGGTGTCGAAGTGGACGGAGGGCGGCGGGAAGTGGCACAAGCCGCTGAGGTACGCGCAGCCGTTGGGGTCGGATGTGTGGCACCGGTTTACGTGTGAGAGCCAACGGTCATGAATGGAGCGGCAAAATTCACGGTTCGGCCGGATTTCTTTTCGTCGCTGGCGCGGGTGGCGGCGGTGTTTGGGAAGTCGTTGCCGGAGGCGTTCCGGTGGCAGGTGGGAATGCTGTGCGGCGAGCTCATGAAGAGTACGCCGCCATTCTCGGGCAAGTTGATTGCGAAGATGGTGGCGGCGCGGCCGGTGACGGCGCGCGGAACCAAGCCGGTCCTGAATGACAGCCAGGTGGAGGGGCTATCCGCCCTGGCTGTGGGCAAGCGCCGGGTGGAGAAGGATATTCGGCGGGTGATCTTTGGCATCGAGGGGGCGAGTCTTTCAGCGCGGCAACAGGCGATGAGCAAGAGCACGGCGGGCATCGAGGGCGGCACGTTGCAGAAGTGCGAGGGGAAACAGGCGATCCGGGTGTTTGCGACGAAACGGGGCGAGGTCTATGGCGTGGATCTGATGAGCTTCCGGCCGGATGCGCAGTTGGCGGAGTTGCAGGCGTTGCACGAGCGGCAGCGCGGGGCCCGGGGGCGGGTGAGTCTGGCGGGGATGAAGGATCGGCGCATCGGGCGGTGGCATTGGATGGAAACGATTGTGACGTTGGAACGGTCGGTGGCGGCTTATGTGAAGTCGAAGTGCCGGAACGTGGGGCAAGCGCGCGGGGGTTGGGCGGATGGCTATATCCAGATGGGTGGCCGGCTGAGCCCGCGGGGTTGGGTGGGGTATCATCGGCGCTGGGGCGGGTGCGACCACAACCTGGATAGCGTCGAGGCGTGGACCAAACCGCGGGTGCATATCGAGAATCGGTCGGCCTGGGCGAACGCCGGGGACCCGGACCGGGTCATCGAGCGGTGCATCGCGGGGCGGGAGCGGGCGATGGAGGCGAGCATTCTGCACGAGCTGGAGGAGGCGTGGAAGGAAGCGTGGCGGAAGTAAGGGCAAACTTATGGACTACGAATTTGCGGTGTGTGATGCGTTCAAGGGCTACCTGGATTTGACCAGGTCGCTGCCGCTGATGGTGGATTGCCCGGTGGCGGCCTGGCTGGATCCGATGGCGACGGATGCGCCGCACCGGGTGATCGTCACGTGCGAGAGCGGTTCCGTCCCTCCGACGATGACGGGCAACGCTGACCTGGTGGTCACTTTGGACCTCAAGAGCCAATGGACCCAGGAGACGGCCGTGGCTGACTTCGCGGCGCACCGGGCGCGGCTGCGGGATTTGCGGGATAAGCTGGGCAATCCGGGATTGCAGACGGATGCCGACCTCCTGGCGGCGGGGGCGGTGGTGGGTATCGGGATTTCCAGCATCAATAGAGGTCGGGCGATTGACAGCCGGGTGATGGATGATGGGTGGATCCACAGTGGGACCACTTTGACGGTGTCGGTTTATTTGATAACTCCAGCGAGCGATGATTAAAGTAAGCACGGGCCTAACGATTTCGCAGAACGGGTCGACGGTTTCGGCCTCGAACGCGGCGTCCTTGTCGACGGTGGGAGCGCACATGTCGGACAATGTCCAGAGCATCGGCTCGGGGGGCTGGGTGGCGCTGGGGATCGGCAATGTCTCCGGGACGGCGCGCAAGTTGGCGGTCGCGAGCCTCGAGCCGGCGACGTTCTACACGGTGACGGCCGTGGCGGTGACCTCGATCGGGTTGGGCTATACCAACGGCGACGTGCTTTCGGTCTATGGCGGCCAGGGCCTGGTGGCGACGCTGACGGTTTCGAGCGTGAACGGCACGGGGGGGATCACGGGCCTGGGGGTGACCACGGCGGGAAAGTATATCAGCACGCCGCAGGCCGTTGGGAATACCCCAACGGGCGGCACGGGCAGCGGGGCGGTGGTGACGCTGACGATCGTGAAGAATTCCGGCAACAATGTCCAAATCGCGGAAGACAACGCCGGCGCCCACATTCAGGACACTTTGACTCCGGGGGATTCGGTCATCCGGAGCCCGGCGGCGGCGGTGCTCTATGCGAAGGCCTCGGCCGGGAGCGTGGATGTCCGGGTGACGGCGGGAGACGCCTAGTCGGGCAACAGTGAATAGCGGGAAGTGAGAAAGAACGATTATGCCTAGCACACGAAACGGTGTTCAGTTGGCGGCGGCCGGCGGTGTGGTCGCCAAGGGGATCCTTGGCGCGACCCTGGCTTGGAAGGGGATCAGCGGCACGGCCCGGACGGGGGCGGTGATCCAGTCCTGGAACCTCGGCACAAAGCAGGACCGGGCGGACACGAAGGGGCCGCTGGGCCAGTTCCTGAGTCGTCGCGTGCAGAATACCCGTCTAAACTTGCGGGTGACTCTGCATGTGAACGACACGATTTCGGGCGGCGGGGCGCAGACGATTGCCAACGCGTTTGTGGTGGCGGAGGACCCGATCGACGCCGCGGCCCTGGTGACCGTGAGCAACGCGACGAATACGCTGCTGAATCACGCGTATTGGATGGTGGATTCGGACGCTGAGGAGGCGGAGACTCCGGAGGGGGAAGCCACCATCACCATTGATATTGTGTGCTTCCTGGACGACCAGCGGGCGGTGATTCCGCTTTCGGCGATTTCGGCGTAGTTGCGGCGCTCTCGCGCCTTCGCTCGGACGAGTCCGAGACGCCGCCAGCGGGACAATATGCCTCCTTTTGCGCGCATTGCGGATACGGTGCCGGAGCCGGCGAGGGTCCTGGGGACCTGGCTGCGGCCGTTTTGCCTGGGGCATCATCTTCTATTTACCCGGTTGGGCTTGCGCTATGCGGGCGCGCCTTTGGAAATGGCTGGGGACTCCGAACTGTTGCAGGCGGTGGCGATCTGTGCCGGGGAGAGTTACGAGCATACGCTGGATTTGTTTCTGTCGGGGAAGTGGCCGGCGATGTTCGATCCGTGGGTGTTGGATTTGCGGGGGCCCTGGTATGCGCGGCGCAAGGTGGACCTGGCGGGGGCTCACGAGTGTTTCCGGGAGTACCTCGCCAAGGGGCATTCGTTTACCTTGCAGGCGCCGCTGTGGCGGCACCGGAGCGGCGGCGGGGATTCGCTGACGGCGCCGTGGGAACAATTGTTCCGTTTGCAGCTTCTCAAGGCGGGGCTTTCCGAGGGCGAGATCATGAACGGCTACCTGCCGGCTCGGTGGTACGATTTCCACACGGCGCGCGAGTTGGACCAGCGGCGGGATGAGTTCCTGGTGCGGTTGCACGGGGGCAAGGCGCGGATGGCGTCCCGGGTGTTTTATTCGGAGGCGGATTGGAGGGCGATGCATCCGCCTTCGCCCGCGGATGATGGAGAGCAAAACTGATGGCGACGCACGGCAAATTGACGGTGGATGTGGATGGGAACGCGACGGGGTTCGAGCAGGCGCTGCGGGCTTCGAAGGCGAGCGCGGCGAAATTTTCGAGCGAGGTGCGGGAGTCGTGGAGCCCGGCGAGTTTCATCAAGCGCGGGATCGCGGGCCTGGGGGCGGCGGCGTCGTTCGAGGGGGTGAAGTCCATGATCGAGGGCATCATCGACAAGGCGGTGGGCATCCGCGAGGTGAGCGAGCAATTCGACATTTCGACGGACTCGGTGCAGCGGTGGGAGAAGGCGCTTAATCGGGCGGGGATTCAGACGACGACGTTTTACCGGTCGCTGGACCAGCTCCGCCAGAAGCGCGCGCTGGCCCGGGGCGGCGATGAAAAGGAGGGGGAGGCGTTTACGAACGTGGGGCTTTACTCGCAAGCGGTGGGCGGGGAGATGTCGGATGAGGACCTCATGCACGCGGTGTTGAAGTCAGGGGCGAGCCGGGCGCAACTGAAGAAGCTGGGGGTGAATCCCAGGCTCCAGGCGGCGGAGGCGAAGTTCGACGCGAACGGGCAGCCGGCGATGGGAAGCGATGATATTCGCACCATTGAGGAGAGCGAGGGGTGGGTGAAGGCGAATCTCAACTCATTGCGAGCGGAGGCTTATCGGAGCCAGCGACAGCAGTTTGGGTGGGTCCGGCTGCTGGCCGGGCTGGTCAGCAAGAATCCGCTGCATTTGGTGGAGGCGTTAACTCCGGCATCGGGAGGCGCGGAGGACGCGGAACGGGCCAAAGGGCAGCGGGAAGAGGCTCATGAGGCCGATATGGAACGGCAGATGGCAGAGGGTGAGCGGGTGGCCAAGGAGACGGCGGAGGCCAAGGCGAAGCAAACGGAGGCGCAGGAGCGGCTGCGGGAGGCGAAGCGGAAGAATATGACGCCGGGCTTGCGCAAGCAGGATATGGCCGCGGAGCTCAAGGAGATGGACGAGCGGATCAAGACCTACTCGGATGTGGAGGGCGCCCTGTCGCCGGCCGATGCGGCGAAATTGGCGGGGCTGCGAACGAAGCGGGAAGGGTTGTTTGGCGAGATGCGGCAGATGAACCGGCCGGTGGAGTTCGAGGCGGATGCCATGGCAAAGAGCGGTCTGGATGTCGGGGGGAATTTTGTGGACGTGCAACAGCAAGTGGTCGACCGGCTGACGAGCATCGATGCGAAGGTGCAACAGATGTCGACGGCTTGGAACTTTGGCGGTGTCTGAGGAAGGATAATGAGCGTAAACGGATCGAGAATTGCAGTGGGGCCGGGCCCGTACTTGATGGAGGTCCAGCAGATGGACGACGCCAGGACGGGGGCGGTGTCGCGAGTGGTGTGGCGGGGCTCCTTGGAGGAGGTCAACTTGCAGCGCTCGCATGGCCAGGCGCTGGGGCCGTCGAACGTCGATGTGAAGAGCGACGGGACGGGGGATTTCACGCTGACCATGACTTTCCCGTTTGCCTTCGACGGGTTGCAGACGGATTTCGGGTTTGTGCCGTCGATCCATGAGCTGGAGACGAATGTGGCGAACCGGCCGTTTCAGAAGAACCGGGTGCTGCTGGATACTTTCGATGATGACCTGGGGAAGATTGCCAAGATCCACCAGGTGGCGCAGTGGTTTCGTTCGGGCTTGTATGTGGACGCGGATGGATACCCGGACACGGAGGGAGCGGAGGCGGCGATCACGGGTTATGCGGGGTCGCCACCGCCAAAGGTGCAGCCGGGCCTTTACCCGGGCGATGACGATGCACTGGCGCTGTTTCGGCTTTTGGCCTACAACCAGACGGAGTATTTCACGGATTACACGCACGTCTATCGGAAGACGATGACGTGCGCGACGCCGGCGCAGCTCAAGGCCTCGCGGGTAGGGGCGGGTCAGATCTGGACGACGCAGGAGATCTTGGATGTGGAGCAGGTGCCGGTGGATAACTTTTTTGATCTACCGTTGGATTCCTTGTGGATCAAGAGCAAGCCCACGGTGCTGGCGAGCGCGGGGCAGAAGACGCAGGTGGTCTATAGCTACACCGAGGTGGGGAAGCCGAGCAGACTGCTTTACGACGCACACGGGGCGGCGCAGTTAGCATGATTCAGCCCAATATCAGGAATCCGGGCACGTCGGGTCCGGCGGGGCAATTGGTGCGGCGGGCGGTGGACCAGTTCCGGAAGACCATCCCGTGCGACCCTGGCGACCAGGAGATGGAGGTCTCGACCTTTGGCACGATGCTGACGCCGCAGGCTCGGGGCATGCAGTCGGCGGCGGTGGCGGCCGGGCCTAAGTATTTCAAGTTTGTCTCGACGGATTTCTACGGCAATGGGTTTGCGGTGAAATGCCATAGCTGGGACGGGTTCGTGGAAGGGACCGAGGCAATTTATATCGCGATGCTACCGGACCTTTGGCACATCGACAGTGAATTGATGGGAACGGGGAGTTTGACCGGCACGGAGGTGCAGTATGGCTATGATTCGCTGCCGCAACAGTGCCGGCTGGCGCGGTGGACATCGGGGAAGCTGATCTCGGAATGGACGGGTGGTGATCCGGTGTCGTCTGAGTACCAGTTCATCACGCCGGAGTACAATGTTTCCCGGCTGATTTGCGCGCTGCCGGCGCCGGCGCTGTGGCTGACGGTGGATGACGGCGGGGTGCAACCGGTGACCTGGCAGGAAATCGCCGGAGGCAAGGCGAGGGCCTGGGATAGGAGCTACGCGCCATGAGCTCGGGATCGCCGTCGCTCACGCGGGGGTTGGGTGGTGGGTTCATCCGGTCGCCGGGAGGCCAGCGGGAGAATGACGGATGGGGGGCGCCGCTTGGGAATCCGGGTTGGATCGGGGTGAGTGATTCCATTGTGGCGGAGTACGGCAAGGGGTGGGTGGGGACTTCGACGCTGCATCCGATCTGGGGGGCAACGGTGTCCAAGGCCATTTATTGGAAGCCGAGCGGGGGCGGGAACATCAATTTGGGGCCGTTCATTTACACGGCGATTGGGGCGCCGGGGGTGCGTGGGTCGTTTTTTCAGGAAGAATGGTATGTGACGAGCACTATCCCCGGGGCGACGATTGCGATGCCTGGCTGCGGGGAGAACGGTTGGGGGGACGGGATCGACGCCTACGGGCATGGTGGGGCGCTTTTCAATCCGGCCTATTACTTCTTGGCGCTGGGGAGCGTGCAGAATATCTACCGGTCATTTACCGGACCGCTTGGCAGTGACCCGATTTGGATGAACGGGGCGGGCCTGGCGTTTTCGCTGGGGGACTTTGGGGGAAATTGCCGGATGGGGATCTACCTGGTGTCGTGGTCGCTGACGACGCACGCGGCGTGCAGTCCGCACGGCGGCGGGGATTACGCGGATGACGAGGCCTCGCTGGCTTATGCCTCGATGCCGTCGTTTCCGGCGCTCTCGCTGCCTATCGGGTATGTGACGGGGTTGGACACGTTCCATGTGGATGGGTTCACCGGGCATCATTGGTGGGATGCGGCGGAGGAAAGCGTGCCACCGTGCTATGAGGCGCCGTGGGTGACGGCGAGGTCGCCGAATCGGCTGTGGATTCCGGAGGTGGGAACGACGCCGGCGGGGAACGCGGACAACAGCGACATCATCGTGGGGCTGCCGTCGTGGCGGCATCTGGTGGCGTTCGGGGACAGCGGGGTGGTGGGGTCTCCGGGGCGGTATATGCCCGATTTGGACCCGTTTGCGGGGTTGGGGGACCCAACGCTGCTTTGCGCGGTGACGTGTACGGTGACCAGGCTGTTGTAGGGACCTGGTGGGGGCGTGATTAGGTTGACGGAGGGTGAATGACATGAAGCGACTTCTTTTGCTGGTTTGGTTGCTGGCGGATGCATTGTGGGCCCGGGGGCAGGGGATCACGGTGCAGTTTCAAATGGAGGACGGGCTGCAGCAGACGCCGGCGGGCGACTTCATCCTTTATCCGCTGGATACTCCGAAGGTGTTTAACGGGGCGATCGTGACGTCGGACCGGATCGTGGTGACCAATCAGGCGGTAGCCGGGGTGGTGACGGTGTCGGGCCTGGTGCCGGGCCTGTGGATGTCGACGCTGGGGGGGAACTGGACGCAGACGACGAATTTCTACGCGTTTCCGGCAACGAATGTGACGTTGCAGGCAGGGGCCTGGACGACGGCTCCGACGAATACCTGGGCGCCAGGGCTGTGGGCCTGGAGCGCTGCCTCGAGCGACGTCAGGTATGCGGTTGCGACGAACGTGGTCTCGCAGATAGTCGCTGGGACGAACGTGACGATCTCGCCGGCCGGCGGAGTCGGGGTGGTGACTATCAACGCCACGGGCGGCGGAGGGGGCGGGTCTGGCGGGGCGGTGGCGGGCACGAACAGCATCAACGTCTTCACCAACCTCGTGCTTGGCCTTCCGGTCTACACTCCGGCCTTGAATGCGTCTCAGACTAACGCCTGGAACGCTGCGGCCACGGCCGCGGCCACGCTGGCCACTAACGGGCTTCCCGTGATAGTCACGAACTGGCCGGGAGTTACCAACGCGGTGATCGTATCGGGCGCAGGCGACACGGTGGTGAATGGCATCTATTGGTGGAACGGCAGCACGAAGATGACTAACGGGTCGGGTTGGTTCATCCAGTACTTCACGGGGAAATTCCGTATGAGCAGCCCAACGGGCAACTCGGGATACACCAACCCAGGGCCTTATATGATTTCAACCTGGTGGCCCAGCACGGACATCGGCCCGGCCCCCATCGTGGCTTATGCGACCGGCACGCTCGCCGGGGCCAGTCTGCCGGTTGCGATGAACGGCGCCTATTTTACGAACATCGAGGGCAGCCAGATTGTCGGGCAGGTGCCGAACTCGTCGCTCTCGCCGTTTGTTGCGGTGGAGGACACGACCGGCACGCTCAATATCGGCAGCAACTCGATTTATGGCGCAACGGCGGCCGGCTCGGCGGGGTCTATTTCGGGCCGGATGTGGGGCAACGGCATGACGGCATCGGTTGCGCTCATGAATGGCAGCGCGGCGGCAATGTATGATCTCCCCCCGCATGGGCAGGAAATCTGGAAGCAACTTCCATTCCCGCTCATCTGTGCC